TGTCCAGAAGAACAATCAAACACATCATCAACCTTACTATTCTCAAACAAACTATTAGTTTCTTCCTTAAAGACATAAGAAAGTGACTGCACCTTTTTCTTCCAATCTACATATCTTGCTTCTCCATTCTTTATCATATCACCTATCCACATCGTAGAAGGATCTGTGGTGCTTACAAAATTAGATACAAAAAATTCTTCTACCTCTTTATCATTCTTCTGTCTTGCAAACTTCTCAAACCAAAACCTATCCTTTCTCTTATAGAAAGCTTGGTGTGTTGCTCTTGTCTTACCACGATACTTTATATAATCGTAGTGGTCTTTAGTAAAGTGGTTTTTTAATGATAGATAACAACGATATGCATCAAAAGGCATCATTTCATATAGGAAGTTTTGCTCTGGAACTTCTCTTTAAAAAATTAAGTTCTGATGCTTCATACTTAATCTTTTCTTTTAATGGTTTAGGAATAAGTTTAGGCACGGATTCCAAATCAATACTATTTTTATCACAAAAATAAACAATAGCATCAATGTAATTCATATTCTCATTATTTAAAACAAGATTTTCAATTTCATCTGCAAAACCTGCGGAAGAGAAAAACTTACTCTCCAATACTTTTGCTAGTTCATCCTTCGACATTCTCTGACCTAAGATTGTTTGATACAAATTCTTTAATATAACGAACCAGAAGTTTAATATAATCCCCTTTGTTCCTTTTGTCAAATACTTTTACCTCACCAGTAGGAGTTACCATAATAGTGATAAGTTTTTTAACAGGGATTTCAGTTAGTTCGTAGTAAGCAGCAGCATAAAAAGTCTCCTGAACAAAATAGTTTTCCAACCATTTCTCAGGTTTAATCTTTGTAGATGTTTTAAAGTCAATGACTGCTAACTCACCTTCATACTCTGCTATACAATCAACTCTACCAGCAAGACCAAGGTATTCTGAGTAGAGAGTCCTCTCTATAGCGTGTATGTTATTTATCTTGTCCAGATATGGTGCTGCATGATGAAACATAAACTGAGTAGCAGGAAGGTAATCCTCCCAGACCAAATCTCTATTTTCCAAATATGCTTGAGCAGCTTCGTGAAAATCTGTGCCACGGGCAGTTGCCTTTTTAGTAATACGATTTGCTTCTTCTATACCAACTCTCTTCCTCCACTTAACAAAGATTTCTCTGTTGTAGAAAGAAGTGACTGAAGTAATAGAAGGAACCCACTGACCATCAGGTAGTTGATACAACCTACATCCAGGAGTTTCTTTCTTTTCTAATTCAAGTTCACCTAAGAAATTACAATGTTCAAACTTCATAAACCAGTTTCCAATTTAGCAAGAAGGTATTCTTTAACAAGTCCTGAGCGAACGATATCTTCTACTCCAAACTCAATAATATCTATTGAAGACATTATGCGAAGAGTTCTCATGAAATCGATGATACCATTCTTCTCATTTGTTTTTATCAAATCAGTCTGAGTAGCATCTCCACAGAACATAATCTTAGTATTTTCACCTACCCTAGTCATTATACTATCAAGTTCATGATAATTCAAGTTCTGGAATTCATCAACTATAATAATTGCATTATCAAAAGTAGTACCACGAATGAATGAGGTACTCCAGAAATCAATTGTACCCTGAGTCTTTAGATTACCATAAAGCATTTGGAAATCTGCTTCAGTAGGTAACTCAAACATATATTTAACCATATGCTTGTAAGGAATCTGATATAGATTCGACTTGTCTTCATGGTCACCTGGTAGGAAACCAATCTCTCTAGTAGGTACAAGTGACCTTACAATAAAAATCTTCTCAGCAGGAGTAGTAGGGTCTAAAACATCACGCAATGCATTGTAAAGAGTAATGAATGTTTTACCAGTACCAGCACATCCATATGCAACAATGTTCTGACTACTTTCATAAGATTGAAATAAAATTTTCTGATTGTCAGTGAGGGGTTCAATGTCCCTCATCATATCAGTATTAATTGGTTTCTTTCTCTTCATCTGCTTTGCGGTGAGTCCTACACCGATTGGTTGTTCTAATTTCTTTTTTCTTGGCATGTTATTCGGATTCGGTCATTACGGATTGTGTTGAAGACTCATAAGAACCTTTCTTAGCTAGTCTTCCAGAGATACCTCCAGATTTATCTGCCTTCTTTAATATCTCTCCCCATCCAGGATTCTTATTAACTAGTTTATCCCTCCACTCACCAACCTCAACTCCCAGACTTGGTGAATTTTCAGGAGTAAAATATCGTTCCCACTCAGGATTGTCAGTCTTCCACTGGTCCCAATCATGGATACTCATTCTCACTTCCTTTTCTTCTCCAGTCTCTTTGTTTATAACAGGGTATGTTGCCATATCAATACAATAAGGTTTACGATTATTTATGAAACCCAGTCAAGAGCCTGAGCAACAGTAGGAAATTGTTCGGAGAAAATAGAACGAACACCCTCTGCTACTGTCATATGCTCCTTCTGTGTTCCATGTGCAGAACGTAGGTCAACATAGTGTATCCATGAACGTACACTACCAGTCATATAGATTCTTGTAGGAGTAGCAAGAGGTAATACAAATCTTGCACACTCTTTTGCAACACCAGCATCAAGCATCTCTTTATATAATTTCATTCCATCTACAAAATGTCTCTGCATCTTAAGATTCAAATCTTCTGTCATGAGAGGATCTAAATCATCAATACTATTCTGACGATTCTTATCATCCTGCCTACGTAGTTCTGGTAAAGGAATCACATCACCTAACATACTACTATCAGCATACCTTTGAGAGAACTCTTGATAGGTAAATGAACGATGTCTTAATATCTGTGCTGCTAATCCTCTGGTAGTATTAATCTCTACCGTCATAAATGCTTGTTCAAATACTGACCAGTGACCGTGCTGAATACAATACTTTAATAATCCTGCAAACTTATCATTGTCTTGGTTATTAGGATTACTAACACGAGCAACATATGCCATGTGCTGTTCAGCATCAGGTGTTACGCTGACCAATTTGATTTGACTATCCGTCGTCATCTTCAAAGACCTCATCGTAATCGGTTGGAAGGGGGTTCATATTATTATAATTCTCTTGCTTATAAGAGTCAACATCAGAATAAATTTCAGATTCTAACTCTTCTACAATTTCTTTAAATGCTCTTATTAAAACTTTTAGTTTTGCCTTATTCATTTTAAACTCCCGATGCTGGACTCGAACCAGCGACATAGTGATTAACAGTCACCCGTTCTACCGACTGAACTAATCGGGAAAGTGGGGGTGGGAGGTTGGATTAATGTGTACCAACAAGTAAGGGGCATTGCTACATTAGTAGATTTTTACCTTACTGTCTGAGACCCGACTGGTA